AATACTCTGGTCAAGCAACTCAACAAGCTTAAAGGAACTGTCAGAAGAACTGTACTTATCACTGAACTGAAGTGAAAGAGAGGATAAGTTTTCAAAGTCTATATCAGCTCCAATAAATATTGGCTGCAGAACAGAGCTATCTGTATTCAGATATATTTTTTGACCAAGCTCTAATTGTGTCATAAAGCCAACAAACTCGTCGATAGTCATAAAGTTGGCAGAAGAAACACTGAAAGAGTAGGAGGGATAAGCTAAAGAGTTAAGGGTTTGCTTGCCGTATTCAAACAAGTCCCAAGACACAGAGTGTTTCTCATAGTCTGTTGTATTTCTTGTGAAGTACATATTACCCTTTGTAACCGTGAAGCTTATACCTGTATTGCCTGAAGTAGAAATAGGAGAGCCTGTACCTGTAATGGATATACATCCGCTTGGGAACGAAGCTTCGCCTATAGTACCTTTATTGAGGAATGTGGATAAAACCATCGTTTCATCATCATTTCTTTCAAAGCAGGCACTTACAACCTTTGCAGACAAAGTAACTGCGTCACTTGTAATAGTGAGAGTACCGCCGTCTACTGTGTACATAACCTTTCCGTTATCGGTTACGACCCTTGTGAACTTGGTATTAGCAAACGACACTCTTACATTTGAGATTGCGTTGCTAATATCGGAATCGGAGTAGGAGTCAACTTCAGATACAACGAATGAACTTTCCTCAATACTTTCTTCTTTGAAGTATCTATCGAGAATAATAAGCTCGTCGTGTGTAAAGAACTTATCAAAAGCCACACTCTTTTGTATAGTAATAAGATTGTCTGTGAGTTCAGCTTCGGCATCTTTGAGTCTGTTGACCACCGTCTCCTGAGCCGAAATTTCGTCCTCTACGCTCGCAATTCTTCTGTTGACATCTTTTAGCTTGGATTGAAAATCGCTGTAATCTGAGCTGTTTTTGTTCGCGTGCTGGGCTAAATATTCAACATATACCGCACGCTCGCTCTCCAACGACGCAAGCTTTATGTTTTTGAGGTCAGACAATACAACCTGTTCTGTTAAGATAGCAGATGTCTTTAACATTCTCTCGATAGAGATGTTATAATATGTAAGCTGATTAGCCTCAAAGGATTGTTTCCAAGAGTTCCATTTATCAATTACACTCTGGTCAAACTGAGTTGTGTTCATAAAGTAATCCAGATTGTAAATCATATTGGTACCCATAGGGTTTACGGAACGGATGTCTACATCTTCGCCACCGCAAACATCAAGAGCAGTAACGATACTTTCAGTATCTTCGTCAATCTGAATTTCCTTAACAAGATTATCCATAGAGAGGTATACTGGTTTTGATACCGCTTCGTTTGCCGTGCTTCGTACATTGATTGTTCTTGTATAGCTATCGAAGTCAAAGATACATCCATAGAGTTTCTGAAGTGTAGACTTGATGAAGTTATAGGTGTTCGCATTATCAGATGATAATGTTCTATACTTATTGATAAGGTCTTCATCAACCGTACCAATAGTCCAAGACGGAAGCTCTGCGATTATCATACCGAGAATTGTATCGTCGGGAGATAACGGATTCCAGAAGTTATATGTGGCTTCTTCAAGGAAAATCTTCTTATAGGTGAGTTCGTATTCAAGCGAGTACGCTTTACAACTCTTGATTTCCTTAACACCATCATTCTTGATAGATGGGTTCATAAGAATAAATCTACCCCAGTTAATCATATCGATTATTCTCATACCGATAATATCGTCATAGTGGGGAGTCTTAACACCATCTACATAAGCAGGGATGTCAAATGTAATTGTAGACATTTCGTTATAACAAACATTTGCCTTTAAGCCTTTTGCGTAGCCGAGTGTCTGAATTGCCTTACCGTCTGCGTTACACAGAACCAGAGTGGGTTGTTCCTTAACAACGCCTATAGTAGAAAAATCGATAACCAATGTACCACCTCCTTTTTATATAGTAATGAGGGGCAATCGATAAACTCAATCACCCCTCGGTATGTGTTTATTTCAATGCGGAGCTACCAATGTTGGTAATACCTTTCTTGGTAAACGCATCTTTCAATTCGCCTAATGCAGTTTCTGCTATCAAGCCACCATATCTTCTGGCATCGTCATCAGACATAGAGCCATTGTGAGAGATATTAACTTCAATGTGCGGACTGAATTCTGTAAGTGTAGAACCAGCGTGTGCTGCAGGAAGTAAATCTCTCGAGGTAGGTAATAGCGAGAAGCCACCAAACAAGTTATCAAACTTGCTTGTGTCGATTGTCGTGCCAAGACGCTCAGAAAGAATCTGTGCGAAGTCAACAAGCTTATACAATCCTTCTTCACGCTTCTCGTCAAGGACGAGTTCGCCGTCTTTGAGGATTGCCATAACCTCGTCTTTCTTGAGGGTAGAATCACCAACAACACCGCCGGTGTGGTATGTGCCGTAGGATTCATATAACTTGGCATTATCAATCCACCACACACCGTCAGAGTCTTTCCAAACTTTCTGTCCGCTGAGGTCAGCGATATACTTCGCCATTTTCTCATTTGCTTTTTCAAGTTCGGCTCTTTCGGAAGGTGATGCACCACTCCATTTAGCACTATTGTTTTTCATCGCCTTTGTGATAAAGTCAACGGCTTCCCATTTTCCAATAGAATAGAGTGGGTCTGTCTCTCCGTCAAGGTACCAAGCACCGTCTTTCGATGTTACATCCTGTTCGTAAATACTTGATAACTGTGATGCGAGAGTTTTATTAGCAGACGAAAGTCGAGACTGTTCTGCGTCAGATGCTGTAAACCACTGCAGTGAGTTGTTACGCATCTGGTTGATGATAGCCCTCGGGTCTCCGTAATTGCCGGACGCACCTAAGTCTACGCTGTCAGATGTTGCACCTGCAGCAAGCTTGTTAGTTGCTTCGATATAGCTACCATATTCTTGCACGGCCTTGGAAGCAAGTTCCCAAGCTGCAACAATTTCACTTTCAATAGACGAGCCTGCTTCATAGTTCCAATCTATAATATCGTCATAAAGGTTATCCCAGTCGTCATTGATTCTGTCAATAGCGAGCTGATATATCTTTTCTGTCGAGCTGATAGAGTCTTCTAATATAGCAATCTCTTTGTCTTTTTCTTCTTCATAAGAATCTGCCATTTCATCAAGCATCTCTTGCTGTTTATCAACACCGTAGTCAGTCTGATAATCAGAAAGGTTTGTTTGAAGTTCTGCAAGTTCCTGTTCGAGTGCAGCCTTTTCAGCCTGAGCTTCACGGCTATCGTCGAGCGACAACTTGTTAATCTTGTCCTGAAGTTTTGCAATCTCTGCGACCTTCTTAGCGACTTCCTTGTTGTAGTCGTTTTCTTTCTTGGTTTCGTCGAGAGCCTCTTTCTTCAAGTCAATGATTTCACGGTACTTATCTTTTTGTTTCTCGAGTGCTTCAATCTCCTGATTAACTTCGTACTCAACTAATTCCATAGTCAAGTCGAGGATTTTATCAAGAGCGTCCTGCATATCCTCATAACCCTTATTAGACTCGTCCGTTCCAAGCTTAATGCTTTCAACTGCGTTGTTTGCTAAGCTTCTAAGACGGTTAATGTTCTCAAGAGCCTGAGCGTATTGAGAATCATCCAAATCGAGTAGAGCGAGATTTGAATACACAAGTCCCCAAGTTGCATCACTTGCTTGTTCTGTAGCTGTGATAAGCCTGTTAAGTTCTTTGATGTTATTTTCAGAAAGAGCATATCTAAGTTTCTCAACATAGCTCATTGCTGTATCGACCGCAAGTTGTTTTGTTCTTGCAGAAATTACAGCTTCTATTCGCTCCTTATTGATAGAGAGCATACCGTTCTCATCTTTAAGGTAGTTCATATATTCAGCACCATATTCGGCTATTGCTTTTAAGGTGTCTACGGATAGTGCTCCGGTTTCGGCATATTCTCCCGCAGCGTCTTTGAGAGTATCGTATACATCTTGCATAGCGCCTACGAAATCTATAGCCTCGGTTACTGCGTCATTTAAGAACTCTATAATACTCTCTTTGCCCTCATTTATGGAATCCGAAAGGTCAAGCCAAGTTTCGGAGCTTTCTTGGTTTTCTTCGTTAAGTCCAGTTATATTATCTATAAGTTTTTCGGTATCTTTACGAAGAGCATTTGTTGCTTCCTGAACAGTTTTATACTCTCCGGCACTTTCCGCCTGCAATTCGTTTAAGTGTTCGAGGTTTGCAATATATAACCTGTTAGTATCGGCATTATATTCTATCTGAAATCCTAATGCTTCAAGTTCAGGAATTGCACTATTGATTGTTGTATCTCTTAAGTTATTGAGCTCATGTAAAGCCTGTTGGCGCTCTTTATAAGCTTCTATCAATTCTTTTTGGATACCAACCTTTTCAAAAGCTGTATCAGCATTATCCAAATCTCTTTCAAGCTTTGCCTGCTTAAGCTCTGCCTCGCGCAACTTTTGAATTGCCTCAGTATATTGGTCGATATCGGCAATGTATTCCTCGACTTCTTTGTCTTTCTTAGAACTCTTATTACTATCCGTTGCAAAACCAGTAATTGGTTTATTTTTCATAGCTTGAAGAATTGCAATCTGACCATCAATTTCGGCTATCTTATCTGTATAATTAGATATATCAAGCTCTAACATTGATATGTATTCATCGAGAGTAAAATCTTTTGCCTCGTATTTATAATTCGAACCTTCAAATTTACCGTCGTGTAAAGTGATTGTTATACCATCACCTGTTGTGCCACCGGCACCACCACCTTGTACATCTGAAGACCCCTTTACCTCACCACTTGCAACACCCGCCATAGCTTTTGCGGCTTCGTGACACTGTTGTGCAAATGACGCAACAGACTGTTTGCCAGCCCACATATTTGTGTATATAGCCTGTGCGGCACTATATGCGGCTTCGTTAAAATTGCCGTCAACATCTGTACATACTTCTGCGGCAATTCTGTTGAATTCGTCAACATTACCAGCCATTGCAGCGGCCGCAAGTTGAAATGCTGTTGCCTCATCAATACCTTGGTCGATAAGAGCTTGTGTCATTATGTTACCACAGTTAACTCTATATGCGGCGACCTCAGCAGATATTTGTCCTTCACCCTCACCAACTTGCTTAGCCAATTCGAGTTCGACTTCTGCGGCTGCTCTCTTTGCCTCTAATACGGCTTTATCTGCTTCAAGCTCTAAAATTTTTGCATCAAGTTCAGCATCAAGCTCAGCCTTCTTTGCTTGGATGAAAGAATTAACCACATCTCTGTTAAGGGTTATCTGTCCGTCTGCTGTAGCAGATGCTCCCTTAAGTATCTCAGGATACACGGATGCAAATTCCAAAGCCTTATCGAGAGACATTGTAAATCCATCAGCAACTTCTTTCTGCAGGTTTGCAACGGTCGCAAGCGAGTCTGAAAGTTTGTCGATGTGTTCAACCATACTTGCTACACCAGTAATTGTGTCTGGTGTATAGAAGTCAGAAAATTCCGGTTGGTCATTCAACACATTATCAATGGCTCTTTCGATATCTTCAACACTACCAACAAATTGTCCAGAAGCTTTTGCAGAATCTACGATTTGTTTTCTAAACGCATCAAACTCTGCTTCTGTTTTTGGCAACTGTCCATTTAATGATGCTTCTAAAATTTGCTGAGCAGCGAGGTTTTCGTTAAGAGCGTCAGTAGCAGAAATAAGTCCGCCTGCAGCTTCCTGAATTTCTGTATAGTTTTCATACATCTCTTTGTAGAGAATATTATCGGTACCAACAGTATCGGATAATACTTTTAGTGATTCTTTATATACTTGATACTGATGTAATATTTTTGCTGTATGATACCCATACGCATCTACCATAGCCTGTGATGCTTCTCCGGCAAATATATAATAACCCTCTGCAATCTCATCGCTTTCTGCTTCGAGTAATATATTTGTCTTATTAAATACCAACTGTAGCTCTTCGGGCATATCTTTTAAGGCTTCGTAAGCATCTAAAATTTCTTGTTCAATTTCTGCATTACCCTCTGTTTTAATACCGTGATAAGCTCCGTAGTTACCAATCATATCGGATGAAGAAGCATCATCGAGGATATTTCCCGCAGCAGTAACGCCACCTCGTAAGTCAATTTCTTGCTCTTTAAGTTTTGATATAGAAGCCTGAACTATAGCTTTGTCATATTCACCATATTTATCAATAAGCTTTTGAAGCTCTGTCTGTTCGATATCCAAACCTTTAAGAAGTCCATCTCTTGCAGATGTATAATCATCAACCGACCCAGTTAATGATTCCAGTGCTTCGCTTGCTTTGATATAACTTAATGATAAATTAACAATTTCCTCAGACTGTGTAGCTGCGGTATCAGCAAGAGACTTCATCTTTTGATTTGTCTCATCCATTTCTGACTGCATTGTGTCACTTGATTCGGCGGTAGAATCACTACACAATGCCATAGCACCAGTAAGTGCTGTTATTGCGGCAAGTACAAGTCCTATTACCGGAATACTTGCTTGCATAGCTGCGCTTGCAGTTACCGTTCCGGCCGCATATCCTTTCCAAGCAGTAATCGCAACTGGAATAATATTGATAATGTTTTTAATAGCGGACACAACTGCACTAAAACCATTAGTAACACCAGAAACAATGGCGTTCTTGAGCATAGCAATCATATGTGCTATCCATTCTGCTTTCGCAATAGCAAGAACAGATGCGACTGTGAGTAATACCGTTTTAAGTCCGCCAAGAGCACCTATGACTTTTGCGACGCCATTTATAAACTCTAATATAAGAGTTAAGAAATCAACAACACCCTTGATTAAGGCAGAGTCAAATACATTCATTGACAATGTTTCAAATGTTGCTTTTAAGATATTTATTTTACCTTGAATAGAATCAAGAACTTTTTCGTTTTCCTCAAGGGCAGAACCAGCAGAATTAGCTGATGTCTCCAAGGCATTTTCTGCAACCGAGAAATTATCAAGAAGCGCAGCAACAACATTGGAGTTTCGTTTACCGCCAACCATCTCAAGTATGTTTGCTTGTGTAATATCAGAAAGCTCATCCCAAACCCCAGATAACTCTTTTAAAATTTGATATGTTGATTTAAAAGTGCCATCATCAAGTTGAATGTCTACCTTATTCTTCGTGAGAGACATTAACTCATCTCTAAGCTCCGACACACTTGTGGCCATACCTTCTGTTGATTCACCGGCTTCTTCGGCTTCAGTTTTGGCGGCTCTTAAATACATTGATACTGTTTTAAGAGTTGTACCTACTTTGTCAGGGTCTTGCACAACAGTATTAGCCGCGGTGGCTAAAGCAATGGTTTCATCGAGTGAGTTGTTTGCAGCGTGCATTGCTGCAGCAGAACGAAGTAATGCGTCACCGACGCCTTTAGACGAAATAGCGTAGTTGTTACCAACTTCGTTGAACTTATCAACAATGCTCATAACATCTTCGGCTTCAACACCAAACGCTTGCATTGTTGCTATAATACTTTCAGAAGCCGCGTCTATATCGTCAATGCCATCACCAACATTCTTATATACGATAGCAGCATCCGCAAGTTTTTCCGCGTCCTCAATTCCAAATCCAAGTCTTGCGAAACTTGCCGTTGCATTTACAGTGTCGGTAAGTGCAGCGCCGAGCTCCCTTGCTCTATGTGTTGCATTTACAAGGAACTTTTCATATGTATCATCGGTTTCATTTGTAACCTTTTTAAGTTCGGTCATCGCCGTGTCAAGTTCGATTACATTTGTTACCATCTGTTTTACTGCTCTATAAGCAGCCATAATTACACGGGTAATACTAAACCAAGTTCCAAACTTTGCAGAGAGAGAACCGAGCCTTTCGCCCCAAGTTTTAGTGTTTTCTCCAGCGCCCTTAATTACATTTGAATTGTGTGCGAAATTAGCACTGAGTACTTTCAATTCTGCAGAAAACTTTTCGGCTGTTATATCGCCATCATTATATTTAGCTATCAACTTATCTAACGAAGTTATGTCTTTTTGAATTGCGGTATATGATGTGGCAGACTTGCCGTTTTTGGCCGCAGTCCATTTGTCTTGTGCATTTTGCATCTGAGTCAATAGCGTATATGACTTCTTTAGCAACGCCTGTTTTTGCTCTTCACTCTTCTTGTAAGAATCATCTGACGCTTTCTTTGATGCGGCTGATTCTGACGAAGCACGAGCAGACTCTTTCTCAAGAGCAATTCGCTCTTTTAATTTTTCGTTAACATCACTTACCGAGCCGTCAGAGTTAATAGAGACAGTTCCGAGACCGTTAAGTGATTTGCTTATTTCAGCGACTTGGTTTCTAAAGCTCTCAATAGAAGTATTGTCTATATCCAAGCCGACTTTAATCTTTGGAGGATTGCTATTAAGCTGAGATACCAGATTACTGATATCTTTTTGCATCTGGTCGTAGCTTAGACCGACATCAACTCCTACTGACAGTAAAAAATCAGCCATCTATTTTCTCACCATCCTTTATAAAGAAAAGGATTGGCTCAATACCAATCCTTCATAGTTCAACTATGTCTAAAAATCTGTATAACTTTTGTTACAATATCACTCATAGATATCGTCTATTTTGATATCGAGCACACCGTATTCGTTTGCATAATTCGCCATATAATTCCTGACTGCGTTCTGAATGAACTGAGCCCCTGAACGCTGTGGCAAACTGGCAATATTGAAACTACCGCTGTGTCCCATCCAAACACCGTATACAGGTTGGTTTGCCGTATACCCCTTGTTAAGCAATGCGGCGATATTATCTATGCCGTCATACTCATCGGGAGCAAGAGAGTCTCTGTGTAGATTCCCTGAGAACCAAACCTCAATTTGGTATTTGTTTTTGCCAATCTTACGGGGAGAACCGTGCTCAAGTTTCTCAAGAGCACTTACCGCCGTATGACCAAGCTTACCTTCTGCAAAACCAGAACTCGCCTCAAGGTCTCTGATTTCGTTCTGCAGAACTTCTATAAATTTAGCGGCAGCCATTGAGGCACCGCCAATAGTAATTGCTTTACCGGCTAATCCTTTGCCACCGCCGGTTAAAACAATCTCATCTGTCTTTGCTTCAATCTGCTTTTGGAATTTAGCAGACGCCGTACAAGCTTTCGCCTTATCCAAAATAGATTTCATATTTATCGTTGACATTACGCCTCACCGTTTTCTGCGGCGGGCTTTGTGTTCTTCTGGTCAATATAAGCCTGAACAAGTTTTGTTTCGTCGAACTTATCACCTGCGATAGCTCCAATTAACTTACTAATTTCATCAGTACCAATACCTGCAAAGATACCGGTCATCTGTTCCTGTAAGTTGTTGAACGCAGAGTAAAGCTCGTTCATCTGCTTATTAACTGCTTCGATATTTGCCTGAGCAATGTTATCAATCTTAGCGTCAATAGCATCAACGATTTCCTGAAGCTGGGCTGTGTTTACATTTGCAACAACTACATTAACTGCATTTGTGCAATATACTAAGTCGTACTTACGCTCAACATTTGTAGGAAGAACAAAGTTTGCATACATCTCCAAGATGCAGCACTTAGTTACAAACTCTTTAACTTCGGGAATATAAGAGCCGTTGTCTGTGGTGAAACAACTCTTAACTACATTATCGACAAAGGAAAGAACTTCCTTGAAAGATAAGGTAGGTTTGATTGTAATCTCAACACCGTTCCATTCAACAGTCTTGGTAGGTGTGTATGTTTCTTTCATAATCTTTTCAAATGTGGTAATAGAAACCTTTTTGTTTGACTTAACATTAGCCATAAAGTATTCCTCCTTTAACTCTTAACTATGAGAGCGTCGAAGTTATACTTCCACACATATCCCATAGATGATTTGATTTTGTTTTTGCAACACTTCACAATATTGCTTGGGTCTGCACCAGAATACTCGGATGCCTCCGCGATAGAACTGAAGTGTTTTATAATCTCACCACTCATACTACACATCGTCACCGAGATGCTCCCGCGGTGCGCTCCGCCTCTCTTAGCAGAATCCTTCATATGCTGAATGTGAGATTCGGAAAATTTCATTCCTTTTCTACCGATACTCATATTGCGTCTTTGTTCTTCCGTAGCCTTACGCCCATAATTAGGATTGTTTGCGCCACGCTTACCAAACATAGGGTGTGAAGAACCCTTGCGTCCATAACAAGGGTTTCGTTCTCCTTTGTTATTTTCGCTCATTCTTTTCTTTTGTTCATCGGTAAATGTATACCCAGTTATACCTTCGCCGCCTAAGGTCATATTGTAACCATAATTTTTATCGCAAAGATTTAATTGAGTTATGTATAATGTTTCATATTGACGAGCTTCATCCGCTGATAAGCAGGAATGGAGTATTATATGGTCAAACGAATCCCAACCATATTTTTGAATTGCAGAATTAAAATGTGGGTTTCTTTTATATGCCGTGCCGTTTTGCCATCTCGTCTCTGGATTTCGGGAAGTAATACCTACATACATCTTGTTGTTAATCCTGTTCCTGTGTAGATAAACTGTCCAGTTGTTTTTGTCGCTTTCTTTCAGCTCTTTGTTTTTTAACATACTCATAATCACACCACCCTCCATCTATCTTTGAATAACATACCCAACGATAATTGATATCGGGGAAATGAAACCAGAATAGTTTTCTTTTTAAAAGAGCGACTGAATCGGGACAACCTTTTGTATCAACAACCTCTTCGTGTCCGTCTTTGAATACCATATAGAAATCGGCTACATATTTAATCGGTTGCACGGTCTTGTTATCGTGAATAAACTTTGGTTGTAACTCATATGGTTTTTGCAACTCGTGATGAACCACATCGCCACTCTCCACTAAAGGGCAAAGTACATCTCTGTAGTATTTCATTTCCAACACAGAGTCGAAAACAATACCGTCATATGTTCTTTTCAGAGTATCTTTATTTACATTGAATTTTGATTCTCTCAAAGCGACCTCCTTCCATACATTGAGAAATAGGCTACACCTCAAGGGCGCAGCCTATTTAATTTATTCTTATTTCATCGCAGTCTTATTCCGCATCGTCGAAGTATTCGTCAAGCTCGTTTTCAAACTCCTCGTCTTCTTCATCG